CGACGTTCGTACCGGAGCCGACGTCCAGTCCATTGGACGCCTGTGTGACAAGTTGTGTTGCAAGCAAATTCTTGTTTTTAAGACCTTGCGTCTGCGCACCGACCTGTCCAGCCTCGGTCGCCTGGTCCGCGTTCCGCTGTGCGATAATCGCGTTATTATTCGCGACCGCAGCCTTATAATTGTAAGAGGCCGCATTAGCATCCGCAGTCGACTTGGCGCCAAACGCACCAACACCGGCTCCTGCCACCGATGCCACGAGTGAGCCTATTGCTAATGTTTCAATGCCCACCTGAGTACCTCATGACAATGTATTCCCCATCTCGGACTTCCTTGAAGCCGATCCATCGCAGCCAATTTTTAGAAGTTTCAAATTCTCTATCTACCATACCGACAACCGGGCCGAAGTTGAGATACATCCACCGCACAAAGCGGCGCGAGTACCTCAAAAGAGGTACTTGATGATTCTCAATCAGTGGCGTCGTCAGCATCCATAACCGGCACTCACCAAGGAGCGTCTCACTGTGTCCGCCGAAGATGGCCGCCGGAACGCCGTCAACGAGACAAACGAAAGAAGGAAACTCGCTCCGGATCGCTCGTTGGAGGACCTCGGTCGCATTGATCTGCAGTTTGTCAATCGTGCGCTGTTCATGGAACCGCAGGTTCGCCAGAACCGCAATCCCATCTTCAAGTGTCGCGTTCTTGAACTGGATCATTTGCCGGTATCTCCAACCTGGATTTCCGGTATCACGCCGAGGATCGTGGAAGGGAGCGGGTTATCTTGCTGAATGCAAACCTGGCCCTCGGTCGTCCAGCTACCGCCGATGATTATCCGCTGGTCGCCGGTAAACAACGCAATCGGCTGGCCGATCGTATTCAGGTCCCGGTCCTTGTACGAAGTCAGGTCCGTGAAGGACGGCCCCATTTCCAGGCCCCGAGTCTGGTCAACCCGCACCGTCATTGCTGAGATATTCTTACGCTTCCCTTGGATCGTCGGCTCGCCGGTGTCGAGGTAAAGGGTCTGGAGCTGGGCTGTGTAGGCGAGACCCACCGTGATCTTAGTACAAGGCTGGCTAAGTACCACTTGACCATTGTTCACAACCTGCGGCGTGAACACATTCCCGTCACCGAGGATCGAGACGGTTTCACCTTCCAGGTGGTCGAGGCCCAAAACGAGCGTGACCGGCTCCGTCATCGACCAAGTGCCAGCAGCCTGAGGCCAGACCGCCACCGGATCGTGGAACGTGTCAACGTCCTCGATGGCTTTCGTAATTGTGCAGCGGACGTTAAGGACGTCAATGAAGCTCGTAATCGTCGCGATCCCGCGCCCGGCTCGAATCACGTAGCCAACATTTCCGGCACTAAAGACCGGCGCACTTGCAGTAAACAGCACGTTCAACCCGGTCGGCGCTGCAGGCGTTAGCGTGGCTGCTGGTGTCGGTAAAACGTTCTGCAGTGCACAGTCAACGAAGAAAGCGTCCTCCGCGCCATATGGCATCAGCCTCGAGTGCATCCGCTCTACGAACGAGATCGGTTGGCCGCCGACGAGCCGCTGAACTATTGTGTAAACCGCGTTCTCCTGCCCTTCTTGGATTGAGGTAATTGACTGGAACCGGCCTTGAGTTTTATGCTGCGCCCAGCCGAAGATTTCTTGTTCTTTAAGATAGGTGAAGGAAAGTAAGGCTCCATCGGATCGGACGGCCCAGATGATCTTGAACGGCTCCTCGGCGTAGGTCCATCCGGTGATCGTATATCCAGTGAACAGATGGTTTGACATAACGGACATGTCAGTACCTGTGTAGATGTTGGTATAAAAACTGTAAGATAGGTCTCGAACGACAGTCCCTTTTTGTTGCACATACAGAATATCGTAATTGATTGTGAGCGGCTCAACGTCTGCGCATCCATTATAGGCCTGTGGGGTTGCGGTGATGGTCGCGGGTGAAAGCACGGCCCCGGCTGATCCACCAGACACTTGCCATGCGCCGCCGCCAGTCAGCATAATAAGGCCGCCTGGCATCGAGACCATATATTTAATATCGTTGACCTGACGCGAGACCAAGGTCCCGACGATGGCATCTGAGGGCTGGACCGGGTTTGATACATCGAAGTTCTTGAACTGACCCGGCTTGCTCATCCAGAAGGTTTCGGGGAAGCTGTTTCCGCCAGCATACACTTTCCGTTGTTGGTCGTAAGTGACGGTCGCCGGATCATTCCCTGCAAATGGATTATCATGAGTCGGCGGACCGATTGTAAAGTCAGGCACGATGTTCGTATCAACTGCGGTGGTCGCACCTGTCACACTCGTCATGAAACCGAAGAGAGCGCCAGATGGTACCGCGAATTGATCGGTCGGCAGCGCCTTATAAACGTTATACGCAACGGCCCCTGTCACCGCGCCCCAAGTTATCGAAACGCCACCAGCCGTTGTCGCGATATTTATCTGCCCGTTCTGAATCCCGACCGCCGAAGCGACAGATTCCTCGCCGTTAGCATTAACTGCCGTTATGACATAGGCGTAACTTGTGTTACCTCCGGTGGCGGGAGCCACAGTAACTGTTGGCGCGGTCGGAGCCGCAATCGCGGAGCCTATCGTTACTGCTGTAAAGGTCCAAGCCGTGTCGCCGGTCCGTGTCAGATCATACGGCGGATAGCTCGGATGGCAGATCGTCATGGTATCTGCGGACTGCGTGAACTTCAGTCCAGCCAGGTCCGCCGCTGCATAAGGCGAGACAGCTTCGTAAACTGACGCAACTGTGCCGGATGTAAACACACCAAAGCCAGCAGTATTAACGGGATTGCCATTCCAATCAGTAAGGGTAAAGTGGTTCGCGTCAACCACCTGGACAAAGTAATTCTTGTCATTGGTCTGTGTCATTCCCGCTGTCAAGAGTAAGACTTCGGTCCCGGTTGTGTAACCGTGCGCCGTAACGTTCATCACGCCAGGATTTGCATTCGTGAATCCGACTATCGTCTTGGCTGTGTTCAGTACCTGCGCGCCATCCTTAATTACACGCATCGTCAGATGACTGAATTCAAGAACGTAATTCTGAATGATACTGAATTGAAACGGGATCAGGCGCTCTGGATTCGTCGAGTCCTTGCACCGACATACGAGTTCGAAACCGGGCCTGTTACTCGCGCCGCCACGATAGTCCACAAAGAAATTAAGCATCTTGGCCGCACCAATGTGGTACGCGGCCAGGTCCACGCGCGCATACAGCGTAGGCGATAACTCGCCGCGCGCGAAGGAAGTTTGGATAACGTTATTCGACATTAAACGACACCATAGAGTGGGCCGTATGGCGCCGTGAAGCCTATCGCATCATAGCAAAAATAGTCCTCGCGCGTGAGAATCCAGTCAGGCATGTTATTAATCACGGTGAGGCCCTCATTGCCGTCAGAGGCACGCGCCTGTACGATTATCGCATTCGCCTGCTGAAACTTCACGTTGGCGAGCGCCACCTGTCCGGTGAGGGCCAAAGCAAGCTTCGCGGCGAGTGCTTGGACTAACGCCTCGACGAACTGCGAACCGAAAAGGTTCGGGTCCGTGACTCGCATAGTGTAAACACCAATCGCGAGGTATTGGTTTGTGAGCACCACAGTCTTTTGCTGGCCGTTTGCATCTGTGTCAGTTGCAATCTCAAAGGCAGCGCCAGGTCCAACTACATATGGATAGGTCTGCATTCCATTGGATGTGATCGGAATGCCTGAGTAAACATTCGCATCCTGCTGCACAATCTTTCGCATCTGGATACAGTCCGACGGATAGGAGTACTCGAAGAGCCAAGGCGGTGCCGGGAATGCCGTGGACCACTGAGTCGCGGTCGAGGTCGTATTCCCTGGAACGCCGGGGGCCGACTTCAGCAGGGCCAAGTAGGCCGTTTTCTTCGCGAAGTTCCAGTGCGCCATATTCAGCACTTCATCCCGCGTGTCGGCGTAGATGAGATTACAATTCCTGGCCTCCACCGAAGCCTCGGTCAGCGAGGCAATCGTGGTCCGCGTGCTTATAGCTTGAAGCGCACGATTACAGATTGATACATCACTTGGCATTATCTGAACCCGGTTGACGCGACTAAGCAGGTTGCATTTACATTCGTCGTCGGAGCGAACTCGTTTGTCTGTTGTGAACAGTTGAACAACGTATTGGCGGTGCCAGTCGAGGCTGTCATCCAACCGAGAGCCGTGCCGCCAGAAGTGTCTAGGAATGAATTGCCTGCGACGTTCACTGTCGTATGCGCCGAAACCGTGGCTGAGTTCAAGATATTAATCCCGGCGACCAACGTAGTCAGATTTCTAAGAAACGTGTTTCCAGTGACGTTGTGAACACTCTTCACAGCGAAACTGTTTTGATCGATCGCAATCTCGGTCCCTTTATTTCCCTCGAAGTAGTTCCCGATAACGTTGATCCCGGTTGTCGGCGAGGCATTCAGTGTCGAAGCATATATCGTAACTGCATTGGTCGTGCCGACCAGCCCGTTACTCTCAAAATCATTCCCTCGAATATTGTTCTGCGAACCACCGACAAGATGAATTGCGAAGTTACCGGAGCCATCGAAGTGGTTATCATCGATATTCCAGCTATTCGGGTTTGAATTAGTCCCAATGTCCCCATTAATGTGGATAAGGTTTGTCGAGAAAAAACACTCCTGAATGTTTATAAGGATCGTGTCGATTCCGGAGAAGCCGGTGCCGAATTGTACGATCCTCACATCGCGCAGAGTGCCTTTGGTTATGCCTACAAAGCAAATTCCAATCCCAGCCTCGGCGTTGGCCGATTGCCGCAGGCCGAAGCCAGAAAACGATCCACCCAAGGCGCCATTCACGCCATAGGTCGCGCTGACTGTAATCGCGCAGTTGGTCCCGGTTACGTTCGATAGTAAAGAGACTTGGTTCGATCCAGGACCTTTAAGCATCGAGCTTCGTGCTGGATTAAAGCCACCTGATGAAGGCACTGCAACCGGAGTCGGCATCGTAAGTTGCGTAATAACGCAACTCGTTCCAACGCCACCAAGCCATACATCGGCACCGATGGTCGCAGCGTAGTTCCATGCATTTTGAATGGCCGTCGTGTCGTTAGTGACTCCATTACAGACCGCACCATAGTCGGCGATATTCACGAGGTCATTAAGCTTCGACTTGACGGTGCGGCTCACCGCGCCAGTTCCATTCTGGATCGTGGTAGCGGTAGAGGCGTCCTGCGTGTACGTTAGCACGTTACTCGGGATTGAAAATCCGGTGCCGAGAGTGATAGCCCCGGTCGCCGCACCGAGCGAAGTAACGCCGCCTGTAGCGGTTGAGGAGATCGTGGCCGTCGTTCCAACGACATTAATGCTGATGCCGGTCCCGGCTGCAAGGTTGAGCGCTGGCACCGAGCCCCAGGCTGGATCAGCATTTGGGGTATTAAGCAACGGAGCATTCTGAACCGAGCTTGGTCCAAGTGCTGTAAACCCTCGAACGTTCGGCCCCTTCCCGATAGGGATAGCATGATTCTGGAGTGAACCAGTCCCTTGACCGAAGACCGGGGTCGCGAGGAGAAGAAATAAAGCAAGAAGTCTTTTCATAGCGTAACCCATCCTGACCCATCGGTAAGCGGACTAAAGATTATGGAGGCGCTATTCCCAGCAAGGGTATAGACGCCACCGGGAAGTCCACCTGCATTAACTCCATCGATCGTCTGAGACGCACCAAATGGTGCGAACAGGATCGGAAACGTTCCAGCATTATTAGCGCCGTCTTTACAGACTAGATCGAAGCCACCATACATCTGTGTCATCCACAGAACACAGTCAGGAAGCTGCACCGTGAAAGAAGCCGGGACCGTCTTTTTATAAATCACTAGTTGATCAAACGGCTGAATAATATCGTTGCCCGCAACCGTCACAATTCGGCGCTGATTAATCGGTCGATAGACCCTGCCGATCGTCGGGCCATAGTCTACGTTTCCATAGATAATCGGCGATCCGAGAATTGAACCCTGCCCTGGAGTACTCATTGACTACATCCCTCTTTGGACAATCTCTTATCCATACCGCAGAAACCCGCTGCCAAGATATCCAACATAACAGCGCCCTGCATTGTTGTAGTCACCGGATGCGCAAGTGATCACGTCATACTGTGACGGATACAAATTAGCGATCTTGGTCCATGTCGGCGTGGCCTGGTCAGCATCGTGAGACACCCAGATTCCAGGAACGCCACTCACCCATCCGGCGATAAAGAGCGATAGATAGCCGCTGCCTCCTGATGAAGCACCAAATCCAAAGGCAAGCACTGACTGCACATTCGGAAGCGCGGTCCAGGTCGCGCCGTGGTCTGTGCTTCTAAGGAAGCTCTGCCCATTGGGCAGCGTGCCGTTGGGATCGGCACCGGGAGTAAAGAACAGATGCCCCGATTTTCCGTAAACCGATTTTAATTGAGCGAAGAAAAAGGTGATGACGGTAGAAGCTACGGCGTTGTTTAGCTGAGTGCCGGAAACCTTACTGAAATTCTGCCCGCCGTCGGTCGATTTATAAACCCCGACATCAGCAGAGTGCGTGTTCTGGTTGCCGTCGTTGTAAAGATAATAAGTGTTTGCATCCAATCCGTCAGCCGCGACCCTTATCGTGCTGTAGAAATAAGCGTGGCCCCATCCTAGAAGATCGGCCGCTCCAGTCGTGCAGGCATTCCAGTTAAGGCCGCCGTTAAGTGTGTAGAATGGCCCACCATCATTCGCCACAGCCCAAACGGCATTGGATGACGAATAAGCCGCCATCGAACCACCGATTATCGTTCCGAATCCTGCTGGTTGAGTAGATGTCTTAGTCCAACCCGCACCGCTATTCGTGGAAACGAAAGCACCGCCCGAATCCGAGCCAACTAGGCCGTGATGATTGGCCCACAGAACGGTTGAGTCGGATATCGCGAAACAACCGTGATGACCGTAAGCGATATCGTCAGTATAATTAGGGCCATAGTTAGATGGATAAACGGTAGGGTCAGAAATTACCCAAAATGGTCTATCCTGGGTTGTAAATAACATCGGACCGCCATTTGGAACACTACAAACACTCGTAGCGTCTAAATTCTCTAGTCCCAGAGAATCCGGCGTCCATGTGATTGTGCCAGTTCCAGGTACAAAAGGACAACTAAATGTCCCAATACCTGAACCACAAACCGCTCTCCCTAACGATTGATCCCATGCAGAACTCTGAATACCAATACTATGATTAGGACTAGGTGATAATTCTGCGTTGGATGGCCAGCCTATACGCGATGAGGCTATGGTAAAATCATTTTCCGGTGACCAAGTGACACCACCATCATTTGAATTGAACTGCTTACCTGTAAAGTTAATAGCAAAAACATTATTAGCATTACTATGATCAACTATGACCGTTTGAACACTATCTGTGAAACTCTTGGTCGCTGATATATCAGTCCAAGCACCGGCCTTATATTGCAAAAGATGGCTACTAGCATGATCGCAAAACCAGAGTACGCCAGCCGTATCACAAAACATATTGTGATGAGTGGTTGGCATTCCAGTTGTATTTAACTTAGTCCAAGATTGTAAACCGTCTGTTGATTTCCATACACCTCCTGATGTTGTATTATAAGTGGAAAGAAAGCAATTCTTGGCTCGTGTTTGTCCGCTTACAGTTATAGTACCGCCGCTAGTGTCAAACTGAACAAGATGCCCCCATCCTGTTGAACCATCAGATTGCGATGTGCCAACAGTAGAAATTTGTGCCCATGTAGCACCGGCATCCGTTGATAAGTAAGTCCCGTTAGAAGGCGTACCGCATATTACTACATCCTGATTATTTGGATCAACTCGCATATAGGGGCTAACGATACGAGCATTATCGCCGCCATTAGCT